AAAAGAAAGGGGCTATTTAAAATGAAACGCACCCTAACAGGCTTATTCTACTACATTGGTACAGTAGTGTTACTATGTGCTAGTATATAAAATTAACCAAACTACAACAATAATGGAAATAAATAAAATATATAATGAAAATTGTTTAGAAACTATGGCAAGAATGCCTAATGATTTTATAGATTTAACGGTAACTAGCCCTCCATATGACAATTTAAGAACATATAATGGATATGATTTTGATTTTGAAAGTATAGCAAAAGAATTATATAGAGTAACTAAAAAAGGCGGAGTAGTTGTTTGGATAGTTGGAGATTCAACAGTTAAAGGAAGTGAAACAGGTACAAGTTTTAGACAAGCATTGTATTTTAAAGAGATAGGGTTTAATTTGCATGATACAATGATTTATGCGAAAGAAAACTATATACCATTAACGCATAATAGATATGAACAACAATTCGAATTTATGTTTATATTATCAAAATTTAAACCTAAAATATTTAATCCTATAATGATTGAATGTAAAACAAAAGGTTCAAATACAAATAATAGAACATTTTACCAAACCAATAATCAAAATAGACCAACCAAAGCACACAAAAGCGAAACAGTAAGCGAATATAAACAAAGTGGTAATGTATGGAGATTTGCTACTAATGCAGGTGCAAAAGGGCATCCTGCACAATTCCCTGAAAAATTAGCAAATGACCATATTATAAGTTGGAGTAATCAAAAAGATTTAGTTTATGATTGTTTTATGGGGAGTGGAACTACTGCTAAAATGGCTTTATTAAACAATAGAAATTATATAGGAAGCGAAATAAGCAAAGAATATTGCGATATAGCAGATAAAAGAATAAAGCAGTACAAAGCACAACAAAAACTATTTTAAAATGCTAGTATATACGTTGCTAAAATTATTTTAACTTTAAACAGATATGAAAACAGAATTAATAGAATTATTAAGACAAGCCTTTCAATTAGGACAACAATGGGTTCACGATATTAATAATGGTGATGATCCTGAAAACTTCAATAGTTGGGTTGAAAAACAATCCCTCACCGAGCAAGAAAGCAAGGTTAGTGCGGAGGGTTACAAAACGCAATTAATTGTTCCTATTGTTTTAAAAAATAAAGAATACCAAGATTATAATGGAAAAGTAATTCCTATTGAATTTATAAAAGATAAAGATTTCTTTTGTTATGGTTCAGATGGATATATTGTTTTGCAAGATAACGTCCAACAAAATAGCGATGCGGTGGAGTTATTACACAATGAGATTAAACAATTAAAATATATGATTGACAATGGGCTTGGATGGGAAGATATGATAAATGATATTAAATACCCTAACGAGCTTTAACCCCACCTAACAAATAAGACTATGAAAGTAACATTAAGGCAAGTAAACGAGGGAATCGTTGCGACGATTAACGAAATATACAACAATAAACTAATAATAAAGTTATGAAACCAATTTATATGAACAAACCAATCCTAACAAAAAAACAACAAGCCAAAGCGGATCGTAACGCTAAGATTCGATTCGATTATGACACACTCACCAAGATTCACGGCAATTCGAGATGGGGCGTGGTGGAACGCCTGGCGAAAAAGTACAAAGTGTCAAACCATACCATACTGAGATGCGTAAAGTAATCAAACAAGCCCTTGTCGATGCGCTCTGTATATTCATCATCATTGCAGGACTGAGCCTAGTCGGAGCGATTACGGCACATCTTTACTTTGATTGGTGCGAGCAGAATAAGACCACACCGAGCGTGTATAGATACGTTCGATAATTACTTGCAAAATAACTTGCAAAACTCAAAACCATTATTTAACTTAGCGTTATGAACTTAACCAATCAGCAACGACTTAGCATGGCGAAGATTGATAAGACTAGTGTCGAGATGCTTAGCCTTATGAGGACTTCAAGCAATTCAAATCATTTACAACTGAAACTACATGAGTTGCTTGGGAACTTCAAGTCAAGCGTCGTTGGGTGCGGTTGTATCCGTCCCGCATCGTGTACGTTCTGCCGAACAGAAGTGGAGCAAGAACTGTACTACTTGGAATGGAGAGACCACATGATGGACGATATTTTGGATCAAGCACGAAATGAATATGACGACCAATAACCACAAACACAGACGTACTAGGTACGAACGTGTTAAACAACTCAGAGACCAAGCAGTTGAGGATGGACAGACCGATAAGATGTGGCAAGCAACTTATTTACTGAAACGACTCGAAGAAGCTGCGTGGGCTCGAATCAATAAACGAAACGAATTAATTAACTTGCTACGTTCTTAACTTAGCGTAAAACTTAACCAAAAATGAAAACACATTGGAAAAAACTACACAATCCCGACTATATAGGTGCGTACACGCTCATGGATGGCGACGTGAAAGAGTTGGTAGTAAAAATTAAATCCGTTAAAACTAAAGAAGTTCAAAGTCCAGACGGCAAGAAAGAACAATGCGTTGTGGCGGAATTAGTTGGACAGAAGCCGATGATTCTAAACGCAACGAACATGAAGACTTTGCAGAAACTATCGGGCAGTCCGTACGTAGAGGATTGGAGCGGACTAGCAGTAACACTCTACGTTGCTCAGGTCAAGGCGTTCGGGGATGTGGTCGATGCGCTTCGTATCAGAACCACCCTACCAACCCCACCAGCTAAGGCTGAACTAACACCGACGCATGCGAAATGGAACGGAGCGGTTACGGCACTTAAGGCAGGGAACACAACGATTGAAGCGATTAAGCAGGCTTATACGTTGTCGGCTGATAACGAAGCTAAGCTAAGAGAGGAGGCTAAGAATGAATAGTATCATATCTCTAGCCGACACATTCCGCATCCGTGCATCGGCTTGTGGCATACTGATGACGAACGACCGAAGCGGTAAGGCAATGGGCGAGACCGCTAAGAGTTACCTTGAACAATGGGTTAAGGAGCAGTTATACTCACGTCGTAAGGAATTCACATCGAAATACACCGACAAGGGTAACGAGTGCGAGGCGAGTAGTATCGAATACGCAGCCGAGCAGTTTGGATGGGGACTAGTTGCTAAGAACGAGCAGAACTACTCTGATGATTACATGACGGGAACGCCCGACGTAATTCTAGCTAACTCGGTTGAAGACATCAAGAACTCATGGGATTGTTTCACGTTCCCTCTATTCGATGAGGATATACCGGAAAAGAAATACTATTGGCAAGGTCAGGTCTATATGGCTCTAACGGGTAAGCAAACATTTGGGCTAGTCTATACGCTCATGAACGCACCCGAGCATCTAATCGAGCAGGAAGCAAGACGTTCAGCCGATTGGGGCGAGGTCGAAGCGGAACTATACGATGCGGTTCGAGATAGAATGACTTATGACGAGTTGAGTTCAGACCTACGTATCAAGCGGTTTGAGGTGGCAAGGAGTGAGGATGATATCGAACGAATCCGTAAGAGAGTAGAAGAGGCGAGGGAGTATATTAGGACACTTCGCATCGTAGAGAAACAAACTATTTAACACACACCGCCCGCACCTTGCGGGCATAACTTACACATAATGGAAATCAAAGCACAAATTTATTCAATCGGAGCCGTTCAGCAAGTAACGGACAAATTCAAGAAACGCGAACTAATCGTAATATCCGAGCCTGATTCGCAGTACCCTCAACACATCAAGGTTCAGTTATCTCAGGACAAATGTTCTCTAGCTGATTCGCTTGTATCGGGTCAGCAAGTTACGTTGCATGTAAACCTTCGCGGGAAACTTTATACCGACAAGAACGGGAACGAAAACGCAATAACTAATTTAGAGGTTTGGAAGATAGAGGGTGTTGCAGTAACACAACCAAGTGCACCAGTACAGAACACTACTGCACCAGTTGGAGACGATGACCTACCATTCTAATCGTTGAGATATGTACATCAAACACATCGACCCGTACGGTAACGAACTAGGTTTGTACCGTTCGATTAAAGAAGCTGCGAACAACCTCAAGTCAGACGTTAGGTTGTTATCGACCCTGCTCAAGCACAACTTAACATTCCAGGACGGTTCGATTCTCAAGCCGACCTTGTTATCCAAAGCAGACCGAAAGATTAAACGTGAACTAAAACGCAGAGCAGTGGATGAGCACATTCGAATCGGTACGCATTACCGATTGTTAGCACGTAAGTATAACCTAACTCCGCAAGAAGTAACTAGGGCAATTGAGAAACACCGAGCAGAACAGAACCTGCACCTAGCCTATTCGGAATGGCTCGCAACGGGTGAAGCGGTTGAGAAGATAGCGAACCGATATGAAGTGAGTAGGACTAAACTGCATCGCAGGATTAATAGGAGGGTGGAGAAGTGACCCTACTCGACCTAACCGAACTCGAAGCACGCGACCGACACGCTCGGAACTGCCCCGATATGCCCCTGGCATACTTGAGCCGTACCAAGTACACAGACAAGAACGCTAACGGACTGACCAAGTGCATCGTGGACTTCCTGAACCTATCGGGTCATCAAGCAGAACGGATACGTTCTGAAGGGCGCATGATAGACGGAACGAAACAATACACGGACGTATTAGGACATCGCCGAACAATCGGATCGGTTAAATTCATTAAGGCAAGCAGTCAGAACGGAACGGCAGACATATCCGCAACGATTCGAGTGTATGTGATGCGTAAGCCGATAGGGATTGCTTGTAAGTGGGAGGTTAAGATGCGAGACAAACAATCGGATGCACAGAAACAATACGAGTCGAGAATATCCGATGCGGGTGGTAAGTACTTTATTGTACATAGCTGGGTGGAGTTTTACGAGCAGTATAAGAGTGTACTTGCGGAGTGGGAGAGTGTGAACGAGGG